CTTTGGCGTGTCTGCCAAACTGAATGGAGTCGTTGAAATCAAAGATGCTGAAATCGTAAAGCTCTAAAGTCAGCCGAAAACATTGTTGCCCAGAACGGGATTTTGCAGATAAATGCGCAGTTGCGCTATTACCTGCATATCGAAAATCCCGATCGACTGACTGATGTGGAATGGGCAATACATGCCGAATCGTTAAAATGGATTAGAAAAAAAGAAGCCGGAGAATGAGTAATACGCTTTCTTACATATTAGACCTGAAGGGAAACATGACGTCTATGATGCAAAAAATAGGCGTTGAATCCAAAAATGTTGAAAACAGACTTGAGGGGGTGAAAAGCGCCGCGTCAGGTCTGGGAAACATTTTTAAAATGGTCGGCGCCGGTTTTGTCGCTTACAAGGTTTTCGACACGATAAAGGAAGGCGTAAAAGATGTACAGGCGCTTCATGAAGCGGAAGCGCAGTTGAAAAATACAATGCAGAACATGGGCGTTTACAGTCAGGATGCTTACGACAAGGCAATCAAAGGAGCAACGGACATGTCTAAAGGTATTCGATTTACAGATATTGAAGTCATAGCCCTGCAAAGCCAGCTGCGCATGGTTGGAAAAATCGGAGAAAGCGAGATGAGTAAGCTGACTATGGCTTCCGCCGATATGGCAACAAAGTTCGGCATGGGATTGACGGAAGCCGGTAATGCGATTGCCAAAGCCGTGAACAATCCTGAAATGATGACGCGCCTGGCAATGCAATTAAAGATTGATCCGGGCATTGTCGATAAAATCCAGAAGATTGCCAAAGCGGGCGATGAGACAAGGGCGCGCCTGATGCTGATTGACGTCGTACAGCAAAAAGTGGGCGGTTCGGCAAAAGCGGCTTTTGACGCCGATCCGCTGGCAAGGTTCAATAAGGCAATGGAAGGCGTCAGGATGTCGCTTGGAGAAATGGCTGTCGGCGTTCTGAAAGTACTCGCTCCTGTCATTGATAAAGTTTCCGCTGCTTTTCAAGATGCAGTCAAATGGATTTCTGATACCTTTGGCGGTTTTTTTGAAGAATACGGGAGTAAATTTTTGGACTTTTTCAACAGCATTTCAGATGTTATTTCCGGTGTGTTTGATAAAATAAAGCAAAACAGCGGTTCAGTAATGGCTGTTGTTTCTCCTCTTATTAATATCGCTAAGGACGTGTTTAATACGTTTCAGGAGCTATTTGATATTATTCAAAGCGGAAATATCGGGGATTATTTTCAACCGGTTGTAGATTTGCTTTCAAATTACGTTGTCCCTCTTATATCACAACTTTGGGACTTTATAAAAGATATTGTTTTGAAAGTTGTTGATTTTGTAAGTAAATCGACGCTGTTAAGAGATCTTTGGAATGGTTTGGTTAATTATTTTAAACTGTTAATGACTGAACTTTCATGGGTTATTGACGGATTAAAATGGCTGTTTGATAATGTAGTAATGCCAATTCTTTGGGCAATTGAAAAAGCATACAGGCTGATAACCGGAAGTACTCCTTCAGAGGTTGAAATAGTAACAAAAAGTCCGGCTTCTTCTATCGCTCCGCCAACTGTTCCGGGAGTGACACCGCCTCCTGCTGCAACTACAGGAATTTCAAATATTGGAAATTCAACCGGTGGAAACGCAGGAAAAGATACAGCTAAGAGTATTGCAACCGGCGGAACAAAAACGACAAATATCACTTTGAATGTAAGTCAAATGGGTAATGATATGAAAATCTATGTAAGCAGTATTAAAGAGGGAGCTGAAAATATTCGCGACATGGTATTGGAATATTTAACGCGAGCGCTTTCAATGGCAAGTTCGCAGGCAAACTAACATTATGGCATTTTCAATCAATACAATATTCACAAAAAACGATTCAATTACGGTACGCGATGCAAGTAACCTGATTTACTCAGGGCATACGGTATTAATGGTTTTGCCGTTGAATTTCCGTTTTCCCGATGGATCGTGGTTTTTCTTCCCTATTGAACCTTTAATTTCCGTATCCGGAAAAAACGTAATCGTAAAACGCAATGTTGCAAAACCGGAGCATCGCGGCACAATCAAAGAACGCTGGGCTGAAGATGATTTTCAGATAAATATTCAAGGCTCTTTTACGGAATTTGATTTGCATACTTACCCGTCGCAGTTAGTGTCTAATTTGTATCAGACGGTTACGCAACGGAAAGCTATTGAGGTTAAAAATGAACTGTTTCAACTGTTGAACATTCATCAGATTGTAGTTGAATCCTATTCATTCCCGTTTTCCAAAGGAGAAAACGTGCAGAACTTTACGATTGACGCTTACAGTGATGATTTGTATGAACTCTTTATTGATGTAAAAAATGTTTAATATGGTTTATGACATACAGATAGGCAACTATAGACTTGGTTTGCTTGAATCGGTCGAAATACACAAGTCGGTCGATTTGCTGGCAGACACAGCCGTTGTGAAAGTCCCGGGCGTTGTCTATAATCAGGCATTGGACATTGAAGATAAAGTAAAAGTTGGCGATCCGGTAACAATCAAACTTGGATATGACAGCGACCCTCCAACCGAATTTGAAGGCTATCTGCAGCGCATCGACACGGACGACAGCCGTCTGACTTTCAACTGTGAAGATGCAATCTATCTGACGCGAAAGCCGATACCGGCAAAAGTATTTACTAATTGCAAGGTAAAAGATATTGCGCAATACTGCATGGATCATTTGGGATTCGGGTTAAATTGTAAATTAGACACATCAACGCCTTATTTTGATAAATTTGTTATTTCCCCAAACGACACGGTATATAATGTGCTCAGCAAATTGCAGGAAACGACGAAAGCCAATATCTACATGCAGGGAACGACGCTGAACATTCATCCACGGTACATTGAAAAAGGCGGCGACGTCACCTATGATTTTGCAGTCAATATTGAAAAATCCGATCTGAAATACAGGAAAAAGGAAGACAGACCGGTTGAAGTAACCGTCAAATCTGTTGGATCCGACGGAAAATCAAGAAGCCTGACCATCGGGCAGGCAGGAGGCGATAAGGTTACGCTGGATTCCCCAACGACAATGACAAAAGACGGAATGAATACAACGGCGCAAAACATGCTCCGTGAAAAATCATTCGACGGCTACGAAGGAAGTATCACCGGCTGGCTGGTTCCGTATGTCGAACCGACCTGGTCGGCTAAAATCATTGACAAGGAATATGAGTACAAAACCGGCTCGTATTACGTGATTTCGGTTACAACGACTTTTGATGAAAACGGCGGTTCCCGAAAAGTGGAACTGGGCATAAAATTAACAGGCAATGGATAGGTACAGGCGCGTATCGGAATTAATAAAAGGCTTTCAGCGCACGGGACGGTCATTTTTTCATGCAACGGTTGAAAGCGTTGATGGCAATACCTGCACTGTGAATGTTGACGGGCTTTCAATTTCCGACGTCCGGTTGAAAGCGACTACCACCAAAACAAATAATCAGGTATTGCTGACGCCGATGGTTGGAAGCGATGTGCTGGTTGGATCTTTTTCCGGCGATTACAGCAACCTGTTTGTATTGATGTCTGATGTGACTGGCAAGATTGAAATTACCTGTAACGGACAGAACCTGATGCAACTGCTGTCGCAATTGCTTCAAACGCTTTCCAAAGCACAGGTAATCACGCCTAACGGAACCGGAACGTTTGACCCAGGTACGATAAGTCAATTAAGCGTCATTGAAAATTTATTTAAACAGATATTCCAATGAAAAACTTAGGCATCCTGTTAAATCCGGAAAGCAATGATTTTGATATTAAGGTTATCCGAGATGATTCCGGAAAGATTACGCAAGGTTTGCATGTTGGCGATACGACGAAACAAAACATAGCAGTTATCCTGAAAATGCAGCCCGGCGAATTAAAAGAACAGCCAACTGTCGGCGTTGGCATCGATAATATTACGCTGGATACTGATTTTCTGTTTTATAAGCATCGAATCAGGCAGCAGTTAGACGCGGAAGGAATGCAGGTCAATCATTTGGAAATAAACGGTCAAAATATTGAAATCAATGCAAATTACAGGTAAACAGGGGCAATGGCTGGGCGATATTGTCGTTCGCGAAGCAGGCAGTATTGAAGCGCTTGTTGAAATGGCAATCAACAATGATGTTTCAATAACAGGAAAAATGGATGCCGGTTCGCCGGCTCTTCAACCTGTTCCGGTTAATAAGCGCGTGATGAATTATTATAACATAAACGGCATATATCCGGCAACCGCAACGGAACCGGACAGGAGGAGTTTCAGGGGTATTGGATATATGTCAGTGGGTATAACTTTTATAGTATCAGAAGATAAAAAAATATGACAACACGAGGTTTAAAAAATAACAATCCGCTAAATATCCGGAATAACGGAGACGCCTTTCAGGGTGAAATCCGTCCAAGCGCCGACAAAGCATTTAAACAATTCAAAACGGCTGCTTATGGTTACAGGGCTGCATTTGTAACGCTTGCAACTTACCTGACGCGCGGTTGGAACACGATCGAAAAGATTGTACAGCATTGGGCGCCTCCTTCTGAAAACAATACGGCAGGTTATATAGCAGCCGTTGAAAAATTTTCATTAGTCAAACGGGACAAGGTTTTAACGGCTGATTCAGGGGAGGATTACGTAAAAATAGTAATTGCGATGAGCAAGGTAGAGAATGGAGTTGACGCCAATCCGGCGGATGTGCGCGAAGGGTTTAATTTACAAGACAAATTAAAAAGTAATTTATATTAATATGACGATTTCTAATGTTGAAATTCTTGATGTAATTAATTTTACAGCAACCGGTGTCGCAGGCGTGGTTGGATGGATTGTCGGTCGCCGAAAACAAAAAAATGATTTTCTTGTAGAGTTGCAATCTTCTATTGATTTACTTATACATAAAAATAAGGAATTGTTAGATGAAGTGATTTTATTAAGGGGTGAAAATAGTGAATTGGCAATAGAAGTTAAAGAACTAAGAAATGAAAATCATCAACTCAAAATTGCTATTGAAAAGCTAACTGAAGAATTAAATAAATTAAAAAACAAAAACAAATGAAACAAAATAATATTGAAAAAATCTGCATAATTATCGCAGTTATAGCTGAGATACTTTTTTTTGTTTTGCTTTTCTTTATGGTTTTTTCTTCCTGCAAATCGCCTCAAAAAACGGTTTCCGGCTCAAAACTGAATCAGACGACAAATATCAGCAATGACGTATCGTCATCTGATGAAAAGCAATTTAAAGAAAGAATTGACCAGATAATCAAACGTCTGATAATTGATGAGTTGAATATTGAAGTTAAAAACGTAAAATACGATACGGAAAAGCCGGTTGATTCCACGACTGGAAAACATCCGGTAAGTGAAGAAATGAACGTTAAAGTCAACCGTCAAACAAACGTGAACGAAACGGACAGCATTCGCAAGTCAACGGATAGCATTTCGGCGCTAAAAACAAATGACAATTCAAATACAACTGTTAAAACAAAGTCCGAAACAAAAGAAACAAAGCAAACCGGACTGAGCGCTTTGCAAAAAAATTTGATTGCCGCCGGAATAATTTCAATTATAGGATTTATCATTTTCATAATCATAAAAATAAAGAAATAATGACTGTTGCCGAATTTAAGAAGCTGATGACCGATGCGTATATCGGTGATGAAACCGTAAAAAAGATTTACGGATTTCCTACCGGTACCGATCCTGTATTTGAAGATCAGTTTTCAGCTGTATCGCTGGAAAATATCATCTTTTCGGATGTTGCAATCGCCATGTTTGTTATGCAGGAACTGTTTAATCGGTTCAAGATTGATATTTCCGAAATACTGAATGCACAAATATCCGGTACTGCCAACTGGTATGCTTATAAGGCAATGCTTTTTCAGTTCGGAGTGGAAATGGATCTAGTTCCCGAAACCGATTATTACGATAACACAGGAAGGACAGATGCAGAAATTGCAAAAAGTCGGGTGGTTCATTATGCGGCAGCCGTTGAAGCGCGGGATAAAAGTATTCTCTATGTGAAAATTGCAACCGACGATGCAAATGGAATAAGAAATCCTTTGCCGCCCGATCAGTTAATTGCATTTAAACAATACTTAAATAACATTCAGTACGCAGGCGTCCGAATATCGGTAATCAACGATCCGCCTGATGAAATGCGCTTGGAAATCGATATTTACTACGATCCGCTGGTACTGGATGAAACCGGACGCCGGTTAGACGGAACCGATGACGCGCCGGTTCAGGTCGCAATCCGGAATTTTCTAAAAAATCTCCCATTCAACGGGACATACACTAATCAGGGATTAGTCGATACCTTGCAGATAATTAACGGCGTTGTTATCGCTGAAATCATATCTGCCGAATCTCGCTTCGGCGCTTTTACCGATTTTACAGCGATAAACGCCCGTGAAATTGCTCACGCCGGCTATTACCAAATTTTGGATGAAAATCTAACATTAAACTTTATATCGAATGAAGAAGTATTATAATATCAATTATTCGTTGCTGGTTTTGCTTTTGACGCCGGTCAAGTTACGCAATGATATGGTAAAAATATTTATTATATCAATGGCAAAAGCGCTGGATTCATTGAATAATGATTTTAATACTTTTACTCAATCCCTGAAAACAACGATCAACGCGCAAACCTGCTATATGCAAGCCATGTTGAATGATAACTTTGATTTCGTTCAACGCCGGATCAGGGTAAGAACCGCGCCGATCGATTTTGATTCTTTCCTGTTGTGGAAAGAAAATCAGAACAAGCCGATAATGATTTCCAAAGAAGCATCGGAAGGATTTACCCCTTTCCTGTTGAACAGAGACGGTCAGATTGGCGCAAACAATGTTGATTTTGAAGTTGTACTTCCGAAAATGTGGGTAATGTCCGCTTCTGAATTAAAACGATTGAGAATATTATTGAATCAAAATAAATTAGCATCTAAAAAATACAGTATAGTATATGAATAGTATTAATTTTACGGCACAAGACAATTTTCCGCTCTCGTCGGATACGATGAATATGTTGCAGCAAATGATTAAATTAAATGCCAATATGGCGCTGCTGGGCGGCTCAAATTATATTCTTTCCGGTTGCGATGTTAACGGCACAACGGTAAGCGCTGGAACGGTTGTCATCAATGGCGAACTGCTTACGTTTGAAGGTGGAACAAAGAAAGACAAAATTACCATTGTAGAGACAAAGCAAACACTGAACGCCTTTGGCGTTAATTATCTTAATGCGTACATTTTTCGTACAGCAAAATTTTCAGATATCGGCGATTATAACTGGGTGGATTTTGTTCGGGTATTAACTAATGGAGAATTACAGCAAAAGATTGAAGCAATAACCGGTGATGCACCCGGTACTGTTAAAATGTGGGCTGGTGCGGAATCTAATATTCCAGCTAATTATGAAATCTGTAATGGCAAAGAATTACAAATTAGCTTATATCCTGAATTGTATGATATAATTGGCATTTCATTTGGCGGAAATGGACAAACTACTTTTAACTTGCCGGATTTAAAAAGTCGTTTTATTGTTGGTTATGATAGTTCAGATTCCGATTACAATACGATTGGAAAAAAGGGAGGGAAAAAATCGGTCATACTCGGAACAGAGCATTTGCCTTCGCATAATCATAGGGATCCTACAGACGGTGCATTTGATAGGCTTTCAGCCCGTGCGGATGAAATTGATTCAGCTAATACGTCCGGAACGCTAAGCGATACCGAACCGGATAGGAGATATCGGGTCGGTGGAATGATTAGCAGTCAATGGAATCAGGCTACAATAAAAAGTGTCGGCGGGGATCAAGCGCACGAAAATCAACCTCCCTATTTTGTTTTGTCATACATTATCAAAGTAAAATAATACAGTTATGGTATCATTACAACAAATCATAGCATGGTTTAAAACCGGTCTTTTCCCAACGCAAGAGCAATTTGAGCAAACATGGCGTTCTTTTTGGCATAAGTCAGAAAAGATTCCGGGAACTCAGATTGAAGGTTTTCCGGCGTTAACGCCTGATGGGGTTGAAACGCAAATTAAAATATGGATAGGAATGGAAGATCAACTTCCTGTCGATACTGAGAGATCAGAAACAAAAACACTTTACATTGCGCTTGGAAACGAAGAGGAATTGCCATAATGGGACATCTTTACTACGAAAATAAGAATTTTGCGGGCGGGGCTTTTGAAAAAAAGATTATCAAATCCGTCTATTTTGGAAAGGAGTTGCTTTGGCCGCACATTCCGCTTTTTATTACTGTTGATACTTCTATTTCAAAGACGATAACATTAGAAAATGTCAACGGCTTGTCGATTGACTGGGGAGACGGCAATTTCGGAACAGGAGGAAGCGCTACTACTCATACTTTTTCCGATATTGGCATATATGAGATAAAAATTGAAGGAATGAGCGTTATTCCGGATGCTTTTTTAACATCACAAACATCTGTAATAAAATTATTTTCTAAGATATTATTTTCTTCAATAGGAGACAATGCTTTTTATTACTGTTCTGCAATTACAAGTTTTATTGCTGACTTTTCCAAGATTACCCAAATACATGATTCAAATACCGGCGTTTTTCGTAACGCCTTTGCTTCCGGTTCGCACATAGAATTAAATTTCAGTTCGGATGCTTTTATAAAGTTGGGCGTTCAAGCGTTCTATGTATCAAAAGTCTGGAAGGTACATTTTAGCCCTAATGCTACTTTCAGTGTAGGAGGAGGAGCTTTTAGCACTTGCAATGAATTAGTTGAGGTAACGCTTGGGCGTATTACCAGCTTGGGCGACAATGCCTTTTACAACTGTTCTGCAATTACAAGTTTTACTGCTGACTTTTCTCAGATTACCCAAATACCCGATTCAAGTTCCGGCGTTTTTCGTAACGCCTTTGCTTCCGGTTCACACATAGAATTAAATTTCAGTTCGGACGCTTTTACAAAATTGGGCGTTCAAGCGTTCTACGTATCAAAAGTCTGGAAAGTACATTTTAGCCCTAATGCTACTTTCAGTGTAGGAGGAGGAGCTTTTAGCGCTTGCAATGAATTAGTTGAGGTAACGCTTGGAATTGTTACGATTATAGATACTAACGCATTTTATAACTGCATAAAATTACAGACTATACGTATAAGTAACCCAAATCCGCCACCTATTAATACAGTAATACCGACTAATTCTTTGCAAAAAATATATGTTCCTGCAGCAAGTTTGTCCGCTTATCAAAATGCAACCGGATGGATTGCGTATGCAAGTTATATGGAGGGCTTTTAAATGAAAATTCAAACAAAAAACAACGGATTATCAGATTATACGCTTGTTCAATCAGACGCAAACAAATTTCTGATTGAAATAGGCAGCGCGTCCGTATTAGGCGCTGAGATTGCGCTCGGCTATGACTATTACGACCGGAAAACGGGCGAATTATTACCTGAAAAGCGAAAACTTGAAACAGGTAATATTCTTGAGGTTTGGAACTATGATGATATTACAGACAAGGAAAGTGAAAATTACAATCCGAATCGGGTTTTTACTGCCGGCGAAATGATTCTTAAAGGTGGTAAAATCTACAAAGTTCTTTTAACACATTGGCTTTATCAGGTAACAGATGATAATTTCGATACTTTTTACCAGTCAGTTGCTAATTTGAGCGACGTATTAGGCGGCAGCATACCGGAATGGATACAGCCAACAGGGGCGCACGACGTTTATATGAAAGGCGCAAAGGTAACTTACAATGGTAAAACTTATGTTAGTACAGCTGACGCTAATGTTTGGATGCCGGGTGTGTATGGGTGGGACTTGGTGAACTGAAATAATTTTTTTTGTACAATTCGATTTTAAAAATTGTACTTTTCGTTTTTGCGATTATATAATATGCCGCCAATGCCAATTCCTTAAATTCTTCTGAATAAAACTTTCTTTCTCTTTTCTCCATAACTTTACTTTTTTTGTATTTATTTTTTGTAAAGCTATTTCAGGACAAGACAGATTCGCTGTGCCAATGATGAAGCGGAAAGCGTAGGAATTATAGACGAACTCTATCGTTTGGCAGGCATTTACAAAACCTGTATCGTTTGCGTTCTGCATTTCGTTCCCAACGGTTTGAAGCTACGGGGACATTTGGGTAGTGAATTGCAGCGAAAGGCGGCGGCTATACTTTCGATAGAAAAAGACGAAGAACCGCAAATTTCGGTAGTCAAGGCATTAAAAGTACGTGATGGTAGTCCGCTGGAT